GTCTAGCAAGATCTCTCAAGCGATCAGCAGACGGAACTTCAATACCAGGTCTTACTAATTGATTTAATTCTGCATCTGTTATATCTAATTTTCTTAAATCACTTTGTATTCCAAAAGGTAAATCGCTTTCTCTTTTAACACCTTTAGCAATAGGTATTTCTGGTTTCAAGAATTCCTTTTTACCTTTGTTTTGGTATCCACTACCAGTAACCAAATCATCTGTTGTATAAAATCCATTACCATAAATGTTTTGTGATGATAATGCTTCTCCACCTTCTTCTAAAACTATTTCTTTAGCAGAACCATGATAAAACTTACCTTGACCTCTAGTGTCAGGTAAATCAAACTTTACTGGTCTAGATTTTAATTCAGTCTTTTCTTTTAATATGTTTTCCATTTCAGGTTCTATATTAGTTACACCTCTTAAACTTTCAGCGTCATCAATCATTTTTTTATTTAAAACATTAGCCTTTCTTTTTGGATCTGATTTAATGTCATCTAATAAATTTTTTGTTGCATTAAAAAGTTCTTGAACATTTTCTCCAACAGGTTTAGTTACTTTTTTTGCAACTTTACCTATTGCTGGTGCTGCAACTTCAAGACCAAATCCTATTGTTTCACCTAATATTCCACCAACTAAAAGTTGTTTTAATTTAGCTTCAGCAAAACTTTCTTCTTCTGGTGTTTTTGCTTCTAAATAATTAAAAACAGGGTTTCTAAGACTTGGTAACTGATCGTTTAAGAAGTTAAATAAATTATCATCATAAGCATTAAAAGCAACTGCATCAGCTACCGTACCAACTGCAAAGTTTCTTACATAACGATTTGATAATCCAAACTTTCTTGCTTTTTGAGCAGCTTTAGCAGCATCTTGAGCAGCTTTTAAACCTTTTGCACTCTTGATACCTTTTACAGCTTTTACAGCTTTTGCTGTATTTGCAGCTTTAATTCCACCAGCAGCTTTATTTAAAACACCATAAGGTAATAAAAATTGTGTTAATACTTGTGGAATTGTGTAATATAGACTTTGCTCATCTCCTTCGTCTTTCAATCCCATTGATTCAAGATTAAAAATTTCTGTTCTTGAATAATCTTTTCCTCTTAAATAATTATTTGCACCCACTCCAAAATCAGCTACCTCATTTACAAAAGCAAATGGAGCCGAAGCTATACCTCTGTATATTTCATCTGTATTTCCTGAGTCTTTTAAGTCTTTTAAATTTTGTGCTCTTTTAACTGTAAATTCGTTTTTTATTCTTGATCTGTTTTCTAAAATCTCTTCAAAACTTCTTTTGTCACCACCAACTAAATTATCAAAAAAATCTACTGTTCTAGCGTATCCTTTGTTTAGATTTTTATCAAATTCTGGAAATAAAGAATCTTCTTCAAGCTTTTTAAAAAGCTTATCTGTTTCTGATTCTTCATTAAAGTTAGAATTTGTCATTGTCGTTTTGTTCTATGAATCAATATTACCTTGTTTGGTCTGGTAATACAGCATTAGTTTTCATTTTTTTAATTGGTATAAAATCTTCATTTGTATTATTGTCTGTATTATTTATTTGGGATCTGTTAGTTCGATTGCCACTTTTCTTAGATTTTACTGTATTGTCTGTATTTATAAAATTGTCAATTAAATATTTTTGATATGGATTATTAATCAATTCATTAGTAGTTTCATCTCTCAAACCCAACTCTTGTGCTTTTTTGTCAGTTATTACTAAATTTGTTTTTAAATAATCCAAACCTTTTGCATTAGGTAATGCTATAAGTATTTTTAATTTTTCAAGATTTAATAGTCTTGTAACTTCATCAGCAACTACAATCTTTAATTTGCTAGGATCTTCTCTTATGTCATCTCTATTGCCAATCATTTTAGAAACTTGCTCTATAATTTTTGGCAGTTGTTCTGTCAGTTCTATTTCAAAGCCAGCTAATATTGCTTGAGACTCATAACTATAATTTGCTGCATCGGGTTTAAGTATTTTTTGTATATCATCCATATTTTTATCAACTCCTTCAGTTACTAAATCTCGAATTGTATCTGCATTTTTTAAAAGCTTTTTTATGTTACTTAGTTTTTCTACAATTGCATCATCATCAGTTAAAGAACTTTTTTCTATTGACATAAATTCTGTAATCATTTCTTGATCGTTTTTAAATAAATTTAAAGACATATCAAAAACAAAATCATTTAACTTTTTTTGAGTTACAAAATTATCAGTTCTTGCTTGATTATCAATATAAGTTTTATACTTAGGATATTTACGATAAAGACTTTGAAATTTTGATTGCCTCTCAGTATAATCTTCAATTTCTAATAATTCTTGATACTCTTTATCAATAAATCTTTGTTGGGTTTGCCCTTTTAATTTTTCATCAACAGTAAACGCATTGCTTATAATTGCATTTGCTTGCATCCGTAATTCTCCTGATTTTTCTATCCAATTAGGGTGTTGATTTAATTTACGATTTTCACCTAAAGCAACATTTTCTCCAAATAAATCTAATAAATCTTTTGCTTTTTGTGCTGTATTTGGATCAAAAGGATTATTAGTAATAAACAATTCTACACTTGCTACTACATTCTCTAATAAGTCATTATTAAGAGTTTTAAGATCCGTGCCTGAGTATCCATTAAGAACAAAACTATCAGTAAGATTATTTAAAGAATTAACAGCTTCTTGTAAAGTTGCATTTTTAAGATCAATATTTTCTTTATTGTCACTGTAGTCTAGTTGTAATGCCTTCTCAAATAAAGGCATAACAGTTTGTATTCTAGGTGCAATTAAAGATCTGTTCTTTTCTAGGTTTGCTGCTGCTCTCTGTTCTTGGTCATATTCATATATTGATTCACTTAATGCTGTAAGTTTAGGCATTAATTTCTTTTCAAAAACATCGGCATCTAAGTCATTAATATCACCAATTTCAGTATTTAAAGCATTTTGAAACCAATTTTGCCATTGTTCAGATTCAACTTCATTATCAATTAATCTTGTTCCGTCTTCAAAAGTATGTTCATTATAATTATTTTTCATTTTTAAAAGCAATCCATTACCAATGTTTTCAGCTTTACCTTCTTGAATCCCTTGCTTTACAAATAAAGAATTACCTTGAACAATACGACCATATCTATCTCCTAATTTTTCTTTTAACCCTTTAGCTATGTTTTTATATGCAGCATTATTTTCTGCTAAAAAATTAACTTTGCCAACTAATCTTTCGGTTTCAATATTTTCTTCCATATACATATCAAGTATTGGATTTACTGCTGACAAAGCTTTTGTTAGTTGACTAAACCCATCATCTTCTATAAGAGGTACAGTGCTTTGTCTGACAAAGGTATCAACAGGTCTTGCTGAAGATTGAAATGTAGGAGGACGGTAACTTGATGTCATTAGAAATCTCTTAAACCAACATAAGATTTCACACCAGCACCTAGCAGGTCAAAGATTCCTGTATTACTTGCTCTTGCTCTTGCATAAGCCTGGTTTTGCATATCTATAGCAGCATTACGTCTACTATCTCTTTGTGCTGCTAATCCTAATGATTGTCTTCTAAATTGTGCTGTTGCAGATTCCAGACTTTGATTTATAGAGTTTATAGAGTTTGCTGATTGTCTAGCAGCATCCATTGATAATAATTGTGCTGTACGACCACTTAAACCTTCTGTTGCTGCTACTGCTCCTCTTGCCTGTAATCCCTGTATGCCTGCTGCTAATCGTTCCTGTGCTTTACTTGCTCTTGTTTCCTTAAGGTTTGCTGCCAACCCTTCTTGCTGTTGTGCAAAGGCTTTTTCTGCTGATTCTGCTGACCTTGCTGCTGCTTGGTATTGATAACGTGCTGCCTGATTAGCTGCTCTGTTACCTTGAATAGCCTGTGCAGCTTGTATTCCTAATCCAGCATAAAACAAAGGTGCTGCTTGACCTAAACCCAATGCTAATGGTCCTGCTGCGACACACATTTAAGAGATCCTCAGAAATTCGTAGAATGGTTTACTTTCTTTTCCATATTCTTCGTGGTAGTTGATAAAAGTAAAACCTAAAGACTTTAACCACTTTATAGCAGATAGATTCTCTGCATATACCATATTGTATAGCAGATTATAACTTTTCAACAGGCTGTCTACCCATTTCCTTCCTTCTCTTATAAGTTGTATTTTATATTTTTTATTATTAAACAACTCATCTGTAGCTACCATCCATATACAACCATCAGCTACAACACCACATAAACCAATAGGACTATCATTGTCATCAGCTATTGTCATATTTGTCTGACTCCATAAATAAGCTAGTCGTAATGCTTCTTCTGGTTGATTTCCTGTTTGATAATAAGCTTCAATTTTGTCCATAATTCTCATGTTATTTGCAACATAATTAAGATCATTTAAATTTGATTTTCTTAAATACCCCATTAAATACGTCTACTTCTCATATGGAACATAGCTTCATATTCAGCACTTGATAAGATTGTTGGTAGGAAAGTATTATTTTTTACATCTATTGTTACTCTATCTGCTCTACTCATAACTGGTACTTTAAATGTACCTGTCTCTAAACTTATCTGTCCTATAACATTTGATGCTGTACCTATAACATTACCAGTAAATTTATGTGTACTGGTATCTCTTTGACTAGGTGTTACTTCTACTTTAAAAAATCCAGTATCTTCAAACTTAATATAAAAATGTTTTAGTTGTAATCGACCACTAATAATTTCACCACTTCTTTGTCCTCCTGATGATTCTGTAAGACGTTGAGATGAAAATCTATAGTGCATTTCAAAAGGTTCTCCAATAATAAATTTACTATTTCTTACATCTGCATTTGCAATAGTTATTGTGGATGTAAATCCGTTTGTAGAATTATCAGAAGCTAATTTTTGTCCTGGTTTTAAAGTTTGTGTAACTCCTAAAGCATCAACATAAGTGCTTGTTTCTGTTGATGATAAATATCTTCCTATAAATTCCATCTTGGCATATAACTTATATGGCACAGTAATAGTTGAAACTTTAGTAGTACTGTTATAAGCAATAGAAACACCAGCAGTTGCTTCTGTAATTTTACGATCTAAATGAAATTCAAAATCAGCATTAGGTTCTTTAAAATCTGATGCAAAAGGTATCTTTTCTAAGGTAACGCTTGCAGCATCATCTCCGATATTATCCATTACTAAAAATAAATCAGTACCAATGAAATCAATATTTTTTATTGCTCTGCCAGAATCAAAAGTATATGTAAACCATGCGTTTAATATCTTTTCTGATCTTGATCCATATAACCATCTGTTGACATAAAGTACATTTGGATTAGTAGCACCTAATAAAACCAATACGTCTTCATTAGTAGAAACAGCAACTTTAAAAATATCACTTGGTATTAGTCTTGGAACATGAATAGTAATATTTGAAGCATCTTTTACATTAATATTTCCTTGCGATATATATTCCCTTACACCAGCAAAGTTACCCTTTTTTGTTAGATAATAAATAGAACTACCAGAACCTACAGGAGCAGCTTCATCTGTTGATTCAAATTCTGTTGTAACAACTACGTTAGCTGTTTTAGGTGTTAAGGAATCAGATGATGATGTAAGAACAAATTGTGTTTGATCAGAAAACAATATTAACTTCTCACCCATGTTTACAGCATTTTTAAGAATAGCTACTTTTGTATGAGAAGCTGCTACATCTATAGGATCACTGTCTACTACTGATAAAACTGTTTCTGGAAAGAAATTAAAGAACTCTGATACTCTTGAAAGTATTACATTGTCATCAGCTAAAAACCCTAATCTATTTCTAAAAAAGAAAACATTATTTATTTTTGATCCGATAAATGAAGGATCTGGTGCTGATATTTCATCACCAACAGTTCGTTCCCCCCATTTAGGCAAAGTAAAAGAAACATTATTTACGGTATAAGCATCACCATCAACTCTTGCAAATCTAAAATTACCATCAGCCTGCCTTATTAATACATGTGGCATGGTGTCATAATTAAATTTAAATTTTATACCTGCTTCTACTGATTCTTCCCATTGTCCTTCCGCCAAAACACCTACACCACTGGAATTATTAGTAACAAATTTCACATAGTAATTATCAAAGTTTGTGGATTCATCACCTATTACTTCAACTACCATGCCATTAGGTGCGACTGCTGGTAAGTCTGTAAATTGTTGTACTGTATTTTTTACAGTTGTTATTTGAGTATTACCTTGGGTATCAGAAGACTCCACAGTAAAATCAGAATTATCATTTTTCTTTATATGTAATACTGGACCATTCTGATTAATTGTAAAACCAGTAAGGTTAGAGGTAAGAGAAGTTCTTATGGAATCTGCAACAGTAGTCGTACTAAGAGGATCATCATTTGACGTATCCTTTGTAGCTACTACATTATCAACCTTTACTGTATAAGTAGTTTTATCTGATACACGATTAAAGAAGACTATTGCCTGTGTAACGTTACCTGTTGAAACGGTTGTATCCATTGCAGTGGTAACAGTTGTATTAACGATAAAAGTAAAATCAGCAATAGTTATAGTTTTTAATTGAAGTCTTGGATTTGTGCAGTTTAAATAATTTACTCCATCAGGTTTATTTACTGTAAGTTCTGTACCATCTAATTCAAAAACTCTTACATTATTTGTAGCTAACAAAACAACATATCTTTCATTAACATCTCTATTAATCATTCTTACATGAGTAGTAGCAATAGGTTGTCCTGTAGAAATTAGACTACTTACAAATTGACTACCAGAACGTTTTGTAAGACCTAATACAGGATCGCTATTAGCATTATCCTGTATATCAGCATGATCAGCTTGTTTTGTTGATTCAGACCCTTGTGAAACCCCTCTTAATAAAGTTGGGATTGATCTTGATACAAGACCCATAATTACCTAATAAGTACGTTTGCTGGTGAATAAGTATCGAAAACATTTGTTAATGATGGATCACCCCTGAGAACATTATGATCTCCATTAGCCAAGTCTGTTTCCATTAGTATAGCTCTTGCTCTTGTTTCATCTTGCTGAGTGTATGTCCTTAATCCTTGATCACTTACTAACCTATCAACAAAAACTCTTGCAGCTTTAATAATTACATATCTTCTGGCAGGTTCTGGAATCTCATCAAAAGTTCTTAAATATACAACAGTACAGATAAGATCTTCATCAAATTCAAATTTATTATTTAACCTGTCATATAATTTTAAACCACGTTGTATTGCATCTATAGTTGGATGCTGATGAATATTAGGATCAACTCTTAATACATCAGTAGAAAGTGCTACTTGTTTAGAAGCATCTCTAGTAAGAGTTACATCTATTTCAGTATTAAAAGACCATCCTTCACTCTGTACATCTTTATTAACTTCAGTAAGAGTGGACTGTGCTAGACGAGCATCAACAGGCAAAGTACCTGTAAGACTGTTAATAGGAGCTTCTCCTATAGCAGCCAACATAATGTTTACAGCTTCTAGTTCAGTGGTTGCAGCTACACTCATGCCTTACCTTTTTTATTTTTATAAAAGTCTCTTATAAGTTTCATATCTGATGGACTATGAGGACCAGGACCAGACAGACGTTTGTTTGCATCTCTTACATCTTTAGGAATTACAGCAATTCGAAGATCTTTACGAGATTTCTTTTTACGTTGAGCAAGTTTTGCCATAATTAATAACCCTTTTTAGATACTTTAGAACCTTTTTTGGTTGTTGTCTTTTTGGTTGTTTTTTTACCGTAAGCCATAGTTTTAAATAGTAAGAAAAAGAGTACCCAGTTTACTGAGTACCCTTTGTGTTGTTATTAAGAGTTGGATAACTTGATAGCTGCTGCACACTCTGGTCTTAGGATTCCATGACCAAGTGCGTATTTTGCTACGAGTAGCGTTCCTTGGTACATAATACCGTAGTCAGAGCCTGAGATCTCAGTTGTCATATCCATTAATTTTACAGTTCCTACTGCACTTTTATGGAATACTAAACCGATAGTCTTACTATCATCACCTGAGTAAGTGTTGTTAGCCCCGCTTGGGTTAGAAGATACGTTTGATTGAGGTACGTTGTTACTCATCATTACAGGAATACCTGCAATCATTTGTACACGACCTGATGCAAACGAACCATTTCCACCTGGGTTGAAGTCAACATCTACAGTTCTTGTAGCTGATTCAGCTAACTTGTAATACTCAGCAGGGGGCAATACGCAGAATCTGTCTGTTGGAGGAATGTCTCTTTCGTCAAATGTCTGTGCAATATCATAGATAGCTGCTGCTATTTCATCACCAGAGACGTTTGCTGAAGTTGTGTTACCAGAAGGTAGAGTTAGTGTAAGTCCACCAGCAGGTCCAGAAATTGTTGAAGATGCTCTTGAAGCATTTGCAATTACCTTCGCTACATTTTGGTCGTATGTTTTAGCGAGTGCCTTACCTAGCTCATCAGCGTAAGTAGCCCTTACGTCATAGTGATTCTTAAGCTCATCTAGGTTTGAGATAAATGCTTGAGAAATAAGCAGATCGTCAATAGAAACGATACGCTCACCTGCTCTGATTTGGTTAGCACCTACTAATGGTGTACCTGGTGTGTGATATGCAGCAGTTGCTGTTCCTGTTACAGGGAACTGTGCTGATTTACCTGAGGTTATAGT